ACGAGCCGATTCTGTTTGGCTGGGTTCCGGGTGGCGAGCGGCACAAGAACAGTGACCGGACTCGCACGACTGTTTTTGAATACGCACGGCCGAAGGTTAGCCGCGAACACCCCACCATGAAGCCTATTGATTTGTGGGCCACGTTGATGAAGGACGGCTCACGTAGAGGCGAACTCGTGTACGAGCCATTCTCTGGCTCTGGCACCACGATCATTGCCGCCGAGCAACTAGGCCGTAAGTGCTACGCAATGGAGATCAGCCCGCAGTATTGCGACGTCATCGTCAAGCGATGGGAAAACCTAACAGGCAAAAAGGCAGTCTTAGAAAATGGGCATTCGTGATACCCGCATGATGGCTCGCGCACTAACACAGCGGTGGCCGATTGATCCAGAGCAACGCAACCTAATGATGCGGGTGCTAATGAAGATCGCAGCCGACGCCAACAATTCACCGCGCGAACGAACCTCGGCAATTAAGGCACTGATCGCAGCGGACCGCAACAACATCGAACAGGAAAAAATTCAACAGAATGACGAGCATCATGGGGACAGGCTCGACATGGAACGCCTTCATCGAATCGCTGAAGTCGCTAGGAACCTCGGATTTGACTCGATTGCTCAGCGAGCTATCGAAGCAGGATCAAGCAGCGATACTATCGACGCTGATACCTAGCAGCACCGTCAGCGATGAACGCAGCACCGATGCTACTCGCAAGCGATTAGTTCGCAGCGAAGCAGCGCGTATTGTCATACCAGCAGTCAAAAATCCGCAGCGTCGCAAGCAATGCCAGTGTGATCCAGAGCTATTCCTGCGCACCTATTTTGCATCGCGTTATCAGCGTTCGTTTTCACGTCTACATCGTGTGATGATCGACACGATTTACGATCGAGCTAAGTATGGTGGCAGGCAAGCAGTCGCAGCACCTCGCGGCGTCGGAAAGACGGAAGTCGCAAAAGGAATGCTTTGCTATTTGATACTAGCAGGCATGGTTCGTTTTCCGCTCATTATTTGCGCGACATCAGAATTGGCAGGTCGCATCTACAAAGACTTCCGCAGCAAGATTATGAATAACGAATTGCTCTACGAGGACTTTCCAGAGGTGTGTCATCCAGTGCGTGCGCTAGAAGGTGCTCCACAGCGTGCAGGTAAGCAGCACGTCGATGGGGAGTTGACGCGAATCGCATGGACAGCCAACGATTACCTGTCGCTTCCTTACGTTCCAGGTTCATCGTATGGCGGCGTGAAGATGTCCTACTATGGACTTGACTCAGCCTTCCGTGGCGTAAACATTGATGGCGACAGGCCGGATTTTGTTTTGATCGACGATCCCGAAACGAGGGAATCGGCAGCATCGCTAGATCAAATCCAAAACCGTGAAAACATGGTTGACCAAGATGTGGCGGGCCTCGGCGAGCTAGGCGACAACATCGCCATTGCACTGCTGACGACGGTCCAGAATCGCTACTGCTACTCATGGCGAGTAACAGACCCAAAAATTAAACCGGCTTTCAACGGCGAGCGGTTTGCACTTATCGAGCAATGGCCTGACAATATGGATGCGTGGTACACGTACGTCGCTAAGCGCAACACCGAAGGCGAAGTCGCGGCAGCAGGATACTACCTAGCAAACCGCGAGGAGATGGATCGCGGGCACGTAATGCTAGTCGAAGATTTCCAGGAAGTCGAAAAGGACGGCAAACAGCTCGTACACTCGGCACTGCAAGCAGCATGGAACAAGATCGCGGAAACATCGATGGCAGCGTTTCGCACGGAATACCAGAACGATCCGGAAGAAGAAGAGGCGATCGAAGGCAATGGATTGACAGCCGCGAAAGTGCAAATGCGGCTAGCATTAGAATTGCAAGGCGAACTACCGCGCGACACTGAATGCGTGACGATTGGACTGGACATCGGAAAGCATAGTTCGCACTGGGTGAAGATGGCCTGGCAGAATCCAGCAATCGGGACGGTGATCGACTACGGGGTAATGGAAACCTACGGGCTGACGTTCCAAAGCGAACAAAGTGCGATTGAGTCGGCACTGCTAGCAGCACTGGAGTCATGGGCAGATGACATGCGCAGTGCAAATTCGCTTTTAGCTTTCATCGATTCCGGAGCGTATAGCGATGCCGTATATACAGCTTGTCGCAAGTTAGGGCGTCCGTTTTTTCCGTCAAAGGGCTGGGATGCAGGACGCTTTAGGATGCCGCAGGCTAGGACAAACGACCGGATACCGTTCCAGCAAGCGTTTGCCTCGAAGCAAAACAACGAGGCTTTGTGGTTGTATAACCTCAACACAGAGCACTGGAAAACGTGGGTGCATCAAAGATTTCTAATCGAAAGCTACGATGCAGCAGGCGGAAGGAACGCAGGCAGTATTGCGATCTACAATCACGCAGGAGACAAGAAGCGTCACCTATCATTTGCGCATCATATCGTCGCCGAGGAATTGCAGCTAATCCCAGTTCATGGCGGGGCCGTCAAGCCAAAGCTCGTATTAAAGAGTCGCAATAATCACTGGCTCGATGCTATAGCAATGGCCTCTGCTGCGGCAGCGTGTGTTGGGATTAAGGTACTTGATGGTCGCGAAACCATACTGCCTAATGCGAAGCAGGAGCCTCGAAAAACAATCCATCAGTTTCGCGATCCTTGGGGTCGCAGTTTTGTTGCCAGTAAAAGGACATAGCCGTGGGGAAAAAGAAAATGGACGAATTGCCAACGCTCGAAGTGTATCAAGAACAATCAATTTCGGAATCTTCCGAGATTAGCCAGCCGAAAAACAAAGAGCTTATCAGTCTTGGCATTACGATACCAATTGCAACCGAGATCGATGGTTACGCGACGCGAAGAATCGACACTGCACTAAATCACAAAGAAGCAATCGCATTTAAGGCGATTCTCACCGCGCTTAAGTCACAGAACGCAAAACTTAAATCCGGTCGCTACGTCAAAAAGTCTGCCGACGTTTATCGCTGGCTCGCAGAGAAAATTGCGGAGCAATATGCCAACCACAATCGACACGGTGATTGATACGCTAACGGATAATGCCGACTTCGCCGCGACAAATGATGTTGCTAAAGCAAAATCGTTTTTAACCGCAGCGATCCAGTATCTCATTTTGTCGCCAGCCAGCCAGTCCGATCAAGGCTCTTCGATGTCGATCGCACCGGAAACGGTAAAGAGCCTGATGACAAAGGCGCAGCAACTTGTCGATGCAGCCGGTGCAGCAACCTCGGCCAATAACGCATCGGTGCGATTCTTGTCCGTCGCGCAAGGATTTCGCCGATGAGTCGTCGAAAAAAGCAGACTGTAGTTCAGACGTTTGATGAATTTCGCAGCGACTACGATATGTCGCGAGAATCGCGATTCGTTCGCCGTCGAACTGGACTAGCACCGCAGGGCAGCACAGCCGATTACCATTATCGCGTTGAGCAGCACTACTACGACGACATAGAAAAAGCACGCGACATGGATCGCAACGATTCACTTGTCGGGCAGACGGTAACGCGAGCTGTCGATAACATCATCCAAGACGGCTTTACGCTGGAGCCGCAGACAGGCGATCCGGTAATAGATCGCGACTTGTACGACAGGTGGCAAGCATGGTCTAGTTCGCCGGAAGAATGCGACGCACAGGCAGAGTTTACCTTTCATGATTTTGAGCGTTTCAACTGCCGCGCGATGCTCGTCGATGGCGACATTATCGAAGTCGGCACCGACGAAGGCACGCTGCAAGCCTGGGAAGCACACCAGATTCGCACGTTCACGCAGCGAGAAAACACCATCTTCGGCGTGGAGATGGATCAGTTTCGCAAGCGAATTAGCTATTGGCTTATTGCCGATCCGATCAATCCGCATCGAAGCAAGTCGCAGGAAGTGCAATTGCAAGTCTGGTCTGAGGATGGCTATCGGCAAATCTTTCATACATACAACCCGCGACGCATGACGCAGACGCGAGGCATTACGGCTTTTGCGCCGATATTTCCAGTGGCGGGAATGCGAGAGGATATTGATTTCGCAATGCTCGTTCAGCGGCAGGTGGCGTCGTGCTTTGCGATATTCCGCAAGCGGCAATTTATCCCAGAAGCACCGCACCTAACGCCGAGCTATGGTGAGAGCACAACCGAGGTTAGTGGGACTGGCGAAACGCGATACATCGAAAACATTGCACCGGGAATGGAAATCATCGGACAGCCTGGAGAAGAACTGCAAGGGTTTTCACCTGATATTCCGGGCGCAGGCTATGAGTTCCAGCTCAAGACGATTTTGCAAACCATTGGTGTCAATCTTGGCTTGCCGCTTTGTTTAGTGCTGATGGATGGGAGCGAAACCAACTTTTCCGGCTGGCGTGGTGCTGTCGATGAGGCGCGCAAAGGCTTCAAGGCGAACCAGCGCAATATCATCAAGCGATTCCATGAACCAGTCTATCGCTGGAAAGTGCGTCAATGGCTCGCCGAAGATGCCGCACTTCGCAGCATACCTTCGACGGTTAACGTGTTCGGGCATCACTGGTCGGCACCTGTATGGGAATATATCGATCCAGTGGCTGACGCTCAAGGCGATCAAATCCGACTGCAAAACGGTCTGATCAGTCCGCGCAGGCTGCATCAGGAGCGTGGTCGCGATTGGGAAGTCGTAGCCGACGAGACGATAGCGGATATGGAATACGCGATCACCAAAGCTAAGGAAGCGGCACGTCGCATCAATAGCAGGTTCACTGATGCACCAATTCACTGGCGGGAACTGATTAGCCTGCCGATGCCAACCGGCATTCAGATGTCGATGCAAGATCCGCAGGTAGTAGCACAGCAAAGCGAACTGGGCAGTGGTCAAGAAGATAGCGAATCGACAGGCACAACTTCGGGCGAGGATGCAGCGAAAGTATCCGATACTGCTCTAAACGGTGCGCAGGTCACAGCCGCTTCGCAGATTGTCGAAAAAGTTGCTGCGGGAATTTTGCCGAGGGACTCAGGTATATTCCAATTGGTATTCTTTTTCCAACTAACGACCGAGCAGGCCGAGCAGGTAATGGGTGCAGCAGGAACAGCAGGGTTTACGCCAGCGGGCACAACGCTAGATTTGTCGTCACCTACTCCCGCTATCGAAACACAAGAAGAAGAAATCGCACCGCAAGCAGGTTCAGGTGAGTTCAAAGAAATCAGTCGTCAGCAGTGGAACCGCAATCGCAAGGCGATTAACGACATCCTGCAAGAGTTAATATCAGGCACAATGTCGAAGGCTATGGCAGAGGTAATGCTGGGCGGGCTAGGGCTGGCACCTAGCAGCGTCAAAGCGTTAATCGACGACGCCACTGATGGAACAATAGACGCTCCAGAACTAAAGGAGCCTAACGATGCAACTTGACACGGTAGCCAAGTACGAGTCAATCAACTTTTCACCACCGCAGGGCGTTCGCGACGAAGCGCAAAAAGGACTTGATTGGCGCAAGAAATACGGTCGCGGCGGAACTGCAGTCGGTGTCGCAAGAGCACGCGATTTGAGCAACGGCGTGTCAGTCAGTCCTGATACGATCCGCCGGATGACAAGTTATTTTGCACGTCACGAAGTCGATA